CCGAAATCACCTCTGGTGTGCATTGCGTCACCGATATGTCTGCATTTGAGTCCTCTATCAACGATTCAGTAAGAATGATAGAAGAATACGTACTTCTTAGGCTTTGCGACAGATCCGGGTTCCTGTCAACCAAGAGAGCTCTTAAAGAGCTCATTCGTGGAGTGAGAGTGCTCCGGACCCGGTGGGGTGACCTTAAGTTAGACACCCGGTGCTCGGGTGACTTTTGGACTTCTTTTGGTAATGGCGTCGTAAACTTGTGTCTGTGCGCTTACGCCGCTCACTCGAGAGGCCAGGAACTTAAAGCCATTGTTGAGGGCGATGACGGACTCATTCCCCTTGCGAATGCCAATCCCGTCCTCATGGAACAGGCCGGGTTCGTGTTCTCTAGTGATGTGAGCGGCACCCAGCCTGGAGACTGTGATTTTCTGCAGAGCCGGTGGGTGGGCGATATGCGACTGCTTAATGTTGCCAGGTGCCTGAAGGTTTTATGGGTGAGCACGCCGTGCCGCCTCAAACATAGCAAGCTCTTGTTCCTGCTCAGGTGCTCTGGTGCGAGTCTCCACCACTTATCACCCGGACACCCGGTGCTCTTCGCCCTAGTCAATAGGATAGGTCGAGAAACACGAAGTACTCAGTCATTCAAAAATGTCCAACTCTACCTCAACTCATACAAAGGACAAGAAGTCGTCTCTAAGTACCCTCAAGATGTTAAGGTCAGACCAGAAATGAGGGCCCTGGTTGCTCAGGGTGCTCTGGGATTCCCTCCTATAACGTTCGCCCAGCAACTCGAGCTTGAACGTAGGTTCGAGGAGGATGATGAGTTTGATCTGGGCGGCCTTTTAGCGGACTATGACTCTCTAGTTGCTCTTCGGGAGAGCACTGCTGCTCGCAAGGGCAATTCCTCCATGTCCATGATGGACATGGTGTACACCCTGTTGGATAAGAACGGGGTGCTCAGAAAATAGGCATCGGCCTAACTGAGTGTGGTTAGCCACGCATTTAAATCTACCTTATCTAGTAGTGAGACTGCTAATGTTTGGGCCCGGAAGGGCCTTAGTTAGCTGTCTTGTGGGGCAATTTAAGCACGGGTTTGGACCCCGC